AAGATTACAGTCAGATCGTAGAGTTAAGTATCTAATATTTAAAGGTAAGATTTGGAATCAAGTAGATGGTGAAAGAGTTTATAAGGGAAGTAACTTACATAACAAGCACCTGCATATATCTATAAAGGATCAATATGCCAAAGATGATTCCAACTGGTTTGGTTGGATGGGTGATGTGCCTAAGAAGTTTAGACTTCCTAAGCCACTACCTAAAAAGAAACAGGAGAAATAAATGAAAGATCTAGTTGCTAAATTAAAAAGCAAAAAGACTAAGGCTGCAGTTAAGTCTTATCTTAGAGCAGTACTTGCTTCAGCAGTAACTATGGGTCTAGCACTAGCTGCTGACCTTGCACCAGAGTATGCGATCCTAATCGGATCTATCGCAGGACCACTAGCAAAGTGGGCTGACAAGACCGAGGAAGAATACGGTCTAGGAGCTAAATAGTTTTAATACCGCGAGGCAATACAGGCCCCCTCTTCGGAGGGGGTTCTTTTTTTATGCCCTTTTTAGGTGCACAGGATGGCGAGTTGCGCCTGTTTCAGGCGCGGGTAGGGATAATGTATGGGTAGCCTAAACAAAATGGCTCAACTCGTTAAACGTAAGTAAGTGTTTGTTACTCTGGCTTATCTAGTGGTGTTGGAACTAATACTAAGTTACCGCAATTAGCACACTCACCGTCAAGGTGATACCAAGACAGTTCATAATCGTAGAAGGATGCCATAATTGTAAAGGTCATAGAGCCACAAGGACAGGCGTGAAGAGGACCGAGGTCTCTTAGATCGGTGCCAAATTTTGGAGGGAGTTTTTCCCTATTTTTTGACAGCCTTGGTAGACGGAACATAGAGTACCCTTGCTTATGCAACCCGCAAGGGTTGCCGTTTTACTCGCCTATGGCTCGTATTGTACACATTCCGAACCCACTATAGAGGTTATTACGCGGCGTGTCTTATTTATCTTTCCTCTTACACTTTTAATTTATTGGTGGTATTATTATCCATAAGAGATAGGAGTTAAGTTGACAACTGTTGTTGGCGTTCAAGGTAGAGACTTCTGCATATTAGCTGCAGACTCACAAATCACTGAAGATAATCTTAGAACTATATCTTTAAAGACCCCGAAGATAATTGAGAAGGGTCAGTATCTATTAGCAATTACTGGTGATACAAGACCAGGAGATATCCTTACTTACAATTGGAATCCACCAAGTTATAAAGTTAGTTATGATCCAGTACAGTTTATGGGTAAGAGGATTATTCCTTCTATCATTAAGACCTTCACTGATAATGGCTATGCTTGGAATGATAATGAGAAAGATAAAGATGCTGGCTTTGATTATCTAATAGCATTTAATGGAGTTATATTTCATATCGCATCTGATATGTCCTTTATACAATCTGAAGCAAATTACTATGGCATAGGTTCAGGTGGTCAGTTTGCTCTTGGGTATATGTATCACAAGCAAAGCGATAAGTTTCTAGTAAGAGATGAGGCAGCAGAACTTGCACAGAAAGCTGTTGAGGTGGCATCATTACTGGATATTAATACCTGTCCACCAATACAGATAGCGGTACAAAAGAGGAAGGTAAAATAATGTTAGATATATATTGGCAATTACAGTGGTATCTATTAGACTTAGAAATGTATAAGTTTATTTTAGAATGGATGATTAGGTTAGAACTATGAGCGATCCAAAACAATTATTGATTGATGTTCTACGAGCTAAAGATGCTGGTAGATCTAGATCTAAACAAACTCAGGTAGGTCCATCAGAGTTGGGTGGCTGCCGGCGCAAGGTTTGGTATCGTCTTAACGATCAACCTGAAACTAATGAGAATGAATTAAAGTTAGCAGCGATTATGGGTACTGCTATCCACGCTAGTATTGAAGATGCAATTAGAACAGTTGACCCAAAGGGTGAGAAGTACTGGGTTGAAACTGATGTAGAGTATTCTGGGATGAAAGCTCATATAGATCTTTTCATTCCAGAGACTGGCGATGTTATAGATTGGAAGACAGTTAAGAAACAAAACCTTTCTTACTTTCCATCCAGTCAACAACGTTGGCAGGTACAAGTTTATGGCTACTTGTTAGACAAGTCTGGGAAGGGGAAGCCTAGAACTGTTAACCTTGTAGCCATAGCTAGAGATGGAGATGAGAGGGATGTAGTTGTCCACTCAGAACCATATGATCCAAGCATTGCTGAAGAGGCTCTTAATTGGTTAAGCGCAATTAAGGAATCTACAGAAGCACCGGATCCTGAGAGAGATCAAAACTATTGCAAGTCCTATTGCAAGTACTTTGATGCAACAGGAGAAATTGGTTGCAGTGGTTTAAAAAAAGAACATATCAAGGCTGAGCTACCTGTTATTGAAGATAGCGGTGTTGATCACTCGGCCTTGATGTACTTACAACTTGATCAACAGATAAAAGAATTAAGTGAGAAGCGGGATTCATTACGAACCGCGTTTGAAGGTTTAACTGGAGAGACTGCTAGTGGTGTTCAGATAACCTGGACTACTGTTGCTGGTAGATCTACAGTTAATACAGCCGAAGTAGAAAAACTACTAGGCTTTATACCAAAGGTAGAGGGACAACCCTTTGCTAGATTAAATATAAAAACTGGAGGAAAATAAATGGCTGCACCTGAGTCAACTAAGTTTCAGATCAACTACAAGTTAGCTGATGGAACATTAGTAAATCTGTACGCTATAAGTCAGGCTGAGTTAGAGTCATCTCTAACATCTATCGCTGATCTATCATCATTAATTACTACAACTGGTACCACTCTTGGTGCTACTGCACAACCAGCAAGCGGAGCAATTGCTTATGCTAAGAAGGCATTAGGTGCAACAGCAGTTGCCTCACCTACTGGTGATGCTCCTGATTGTAAGCACGGGTCTATGAGCTTTAGATCAGGACAAGGTACTAAAGGTCCTTGGAAGGGTTGGATGTGCGCTGCACCTAAAGGTGCAACTGATAAGTGCGATACAGTCTGGATTAGATAGCAGATGCGGGGGCCTCGTCAATTTGAGAACCCCTCTTGTGCTCAGATCTCATTAGATTTGTTCTTTCCCGAACGAGGAGAAGATCTATCCGTAATAAGACAGGTTAGAAATGTCTGCAAGTTATGTCCCCACCAGCAAGAATGTGCAGAGTGGGGCATACAAAAAGAACGATACGGAATATGGGGCGGTCTATCTGATACAGATCGCAAAGTAATTCGTAGACAAAGAAACATTATCCTAAGAGAAGAAGACGTTGCTTAACTTACAAAGAGCTTGGAAGAGTACAACAACAAAGGCTACCCCTTTGCCTGATGTCTGGAAAGATCTTGAAAACAAACAGATCAGGTTTAGAAGAGGTCAAGTCTGTATGGTTGCTGCTGCTCCAAATGCTGGTAAGTCTATGTTTGCTTTGATCTATGCGATCAAGGCTAATGTTCCAACACTCTTCTTCTCTGCTGATACTGATATCGCAACAGTAATGATGAGAACTGCAGCGCATATCTCAGGGCATAATCAGACTTTAGTAGAAGAGAATCTTAATAAGAACTCTAAGTACTACGATACTAAGTTTGAAGGTGTTAAGAATATACAGTGGGTCTTTGATTCATCACCATCACTAGATGATATTGAGTTAGAGATCAAGGCTTATATAGAACTGTATGGCATAGCACCTGAGTTGATTGTGATAGATAACTTAATGAATGTGGTATCTGAATCAGACAATGAGTGGGCAGGACTGAGAGCTATTATGGTGGATCTGCACGATATGGCTAGACAGACTGAGGCTTGTGTAATGGTTCTTCACCACGTCAGCGAACAGAGTGAGTATGGTTCTACTACTGAACCACCTGCTCGTAGATCTATTCACGGTAAGGTATCGCAACTACCGGCAATGATTCTAACTTTAGGTTATGAACCTGTACAGAATCTACTAAGGGTTGCTGCAGTTAAGAATCGTTTTGGTAAACATACTGCTGATGGTAAGGATTATATATCTTTGTTTGTGAACTATGGATCTTGTCAGATATGGGATGCTAATGAGTATGGTCGTATGCACAGGAGAGATGCGAGTTTAGAATATGTCCGCTAAGAATAAGCGCAAAGGTGCATCTTTTGAACTAGATGTTATGAAGTGGTTTAGATCTAAAGGTGTTAATGCTGAACGCTTACGCTTATCAGGACAGAAAGATGAGGGTGATCTAGTAGTTATTATAGCTGGAGAAACTTTTATCCTAGAGTTAAAGAATACAAAGTCAATGG